TGAGCGCATCTTGTTCCATCTTAAGTTTCATAAGTTGGTCGCCAATGTGATGCAGTTTATTGTTAATCTCCACACGATCTAAACCATTAACTGCAGTGACATTGTGTTCAATGCCGTTGATGATTTGTGGTTTGTCAGTAACAGTGAAGGTCATTCAAAAATCTTGCTTATACTACTGGTACACTTTCAGGGGCCCAGTTTTACTTAGGCGGCGTGAGTGATGATTGATAATGACTTGCTGGTCTGTCTCTTCCTTTTTGCAAGTCTGCTGCTAATCTCTTACCAGTTCTTACAATTCTCTTCTTCTCATCTCTTGCATAAGGTCTCTTTTCACCTTTTGGAAGTAGAGAACCTTTGACCATGTGATCTTCTTTTTCACCAGAAGGTTCCTTTGCTGGTGCTTTCTTTGAGAGAAGCTTTGATGCTTCTTTCTCTGCTTCTTTTGCTTTTGGTTTTGCTGCTTCAGGTTTTTGTCCTGCTTTCTTAGCAGCAATTCTTGCTTGTGCTGCTTTTCTTCTTTCTGCTTTTACCTTCTCAGCATAAGATTGTGCAACTTCTTTGCTGCCTCTTTCCTTTTCAGGTTGTTGTACTCTTGCTGATGCTTGTTTTTGAGTACCAACATCCTTTCTTTCTTTGTAACCAGTAGCAACTCTCTCAATTTTGCCAGTTTGAGGATTCCTAACTGACTTCATTCTTCTCATTTCAGGAGCAGTTTTCTTGCGCTCAGCTCCAATCTTCGTGCCATCACCACCGCGACGGATTTGTGATGAACCCATGACGCTAGCATCATAAGATGCTTCGGCAAGAATCATAAACTCCTGAAATGATTTCATCTTAGTATCTAAACACTCTTTTCAATATTTAGTTATCTTCAGCATCTCGCAGTTTGTCTTGTGCAGACTTACTGATCTTACATACCATGTCGTTGTCATAGAAATACTTAACCCGGTCTCGTCTAGCTTGAAGAAGAATTGCATATTCTTCATCCTGTGCGGGAGTGAACTTAAAATCTTGACGACGCCAAGTTTCTTTCATTTCACGAATGTGAGGAAGCACATTAACAGTTTCAGTCATTGTTGTTGATAATGTAGTGAATGGAATTGATTAGGATTCAGTCTTTTACAAGTTCAAGGTAATTGTAACCAATAACCTTGCGTCCTTCGTGTGTGCTTGTGTTGACTTTTACACCTTCACTTTCAAGTTTCTCAATGCGACGATTTGTTGCATTGTTGAGTTTGGTAGTCCAATAGTTGTTTGTTTCAGTCATTTGATCAGGATACAGGAGTTTCAGAGTCAGTGGTGAGTTTAGTGGACACTTTTTTGGATGTCACACGAACATTGTAAGGAGAATTGAAGAACCTGCGAAAAGCAGTAAAAACAATAAGAAGCGTAGAAGCAACACCAACCAAACCAAGGAAGGTGATAGCATCGCCAGAGAAAGTGTAGGTATCAGGATTCATAATCAGTAATCGTAGTTTCCGTTGATGTAATCATTCATATTGAACTCATTGTTTTCTTCAATGAGATCCGTCAAATCTTCTTCAACAAAATCAAAGTTTTGGAGTTCTTCAATCTGAATGTCATCAAAGCAGTCCATGGAATTGTTCATGCTTACACTATTAGTACAGTTTCAGGGGCCCAGTTTAAGTTAATTTATTTTTTTGATAGATTTTGCCACTTTTTTAGCGTGTTTCTCAACTTTTTTTCCACCACTTTGGTCTAATACTTGTTTCTTAATCTCTTTCTTTGATGGTTTAACTTTTGGTCCATCATAAGATTGAAGAGTGTATGTTAGAGTGCCACTTGAATCTCTATTCACAGTCCCAGGAACTGCGTGTGGAGGGGTTTCAGGTTTCTTACCTTCACAGATTTCGTAGAACTCTCTAAATGTCAGCATCTTTCTTGTTTTTTGAGTATTTATTCAAACTCAAACGGTTTGTTAGACTTTCTTGGTGGTGGTGTCTGATAGTCTGGAAGAGTTGAAGCATCAATCACAACCTCAACTTTTTGATTCTTATCTATTGGAAAATGATTCACTCTTATTACACCATAGATGATAAAGAAGTTTGTGATAAGAATTTGTGCAGTGATTAGTAATCGGATAAGTGCTATCTTATCTGCTTCTTTGTCGCATTTACTTGCTTTTTCTCCCAGTGCTTTAGCAAGCAACCGCCAGACAGTTTTCCTCTTCTTCATAGATTGATTGTCTCGACTTGATGTATTTTAATTCTTTCCACTGTTCAGCATAACAAATCACAAGCAATCTTTCATTTCTGTGAATAGGACAACATTCAAGATTTACTTCATCTTTTGGACGAACAATATGCTCAATCGTGATATACTCTTCACCTTTGAAATAAACCCATCCTTCAACACCTTTACCATTATCCCATATCACATAATCATTCACATTAGGTTCGTATGTCATACAAATGCTGCTTCTAAAGGATTAAGTTTCAGAGGCATAGCAGTGTAGTTTCTTGTATTTCTGAAATCTACTTGTTTGCCAACTGTTGAACTATTTACAGGACTAAAGAATTGGCACTTTTTGTAGTCGTAGAACCCCCAAATGCACCTGACAGGTTTACCAAGATTGTAGTCGAAATTGCGATCATAACACACCCAAATAGAAAAGATGTTACGCTTGAATTGTTCAACCTCATAGTGCATTCCTTTTGGTGCTTTGTGAATGAATTGTGGAATCAAATCAACTGATAGTTTCATCAGATGTCGTATTCACGCTCAATGGATAAAAGAGTAATCAGCGTTTTAAGTTTAGCAATCTCTTGCTCTTGTTCGCTGATTTTATTCTGGAGACGACTGATTTGTGCTTGGTATTGCTGTTTCAAATCGAACAGCATTTTGTCCATGTGGGCAACGTGGTGTGTCATAATCAGGTGGTGAAGGACTCAACAACGACAGAATCTACATTTTCAGCAAGAGCATAAGTTCTTGCATTGACTACTTTTTCACGAAGATTCACATAATATTCTTCGTTGAAACCATCATCATAATCTTTAATCAAATCGAAACATTCATTATCATCTTCTGCAATTACATTCCAAATTCCCCCATACTCTGAACGGGGAAAGTTGCAAAAGTGATCGACAATGTACAAGAACTTTTGTGCCATTTGTTTGTGTAATTTACTCCTTCAGTTTAACGAAAATCAGTGTTGTTGTCAATGTCACCAGCAAGAATAAGCGCAGCGCCAATAGTTGCTAGTACACCAAGACTAAATCCAGCAATAAAAATCATCTTTAATTTTTGACTACTTAAGTATTATACACCAGGTTTATCCAAATTGGTGGTCTGATTGGACAGTTTTTCAAGTGTCCTCTGTTTTCTTTTTTGATAATAAAGTTTATTGTATTCTCTTAACCTTTCTTTATTATCTCTAGTGTATTTTTTTACTCTATCTTTATTATTTTTTCTCCACTCTGCTAGATACTCCAATTTACTATCTTTATTTTTTTCATAGTATTCTCTCTTTTTTTCTTTATTATTTTGATAGTATTTTTTATTCTTATCTTTAATTTTCTCCAGATTATTTTCTTTATAAAATTTATAATATTCACTAAAAGTTTCAAACACCAAATCATATTTTTTACGACCTTGACCACCTAAAGTCATATTATATCCATTTCTGCAAGTATCATAAAAATCAATAAAATATATTTCTTTTTCGTCTAAATGTTCAATATTACATTCATCAATGATACCATATATGAAGTTATCCCATCCATATTTTCTAACGGCATTATAAAATTTACAATATAATCTTTTACTATCAGTTAAATGTCTTTGCTTTCTTATCTCTTCTTGAATTGTTTGTCCAATATATTTCTTTCCTGTAGAAATACAATGGTAACAATAAATCTTGCCCTGATTAGACATAACTGCTTCTTAAATTAGGTGACTTAATATTTATACAAGAAAAGGAGCATTTCTGCTCCTCATCTACTCTATAGTGTCACCTAATTAGAGCACTAATATTTATCATCAATATAAAACTCTTGGATGATATAATCGCTAGTAACCTCATACTTTTCAGCTAACCTATCAACTTCTCTCCAAAACTCTTCTGCAACTTTGTCCATTTCTGCTCGTTTAATCAAATCTCGTATGTTTTTGGGAAGCATTAGTTTTGTCCTCGTTCAGATAATCAAAGTGTTTGGAAAATAGGACAGTAAAGAACCATCCAAATCCTGCAGAGATGATTAGAAAGTAAATCACCGAATCTCAGAAGATGGTGGTTTCTGAAGATTCTCTATCGCCTTTGCACGATAGTATGAATCATAAAGTTTCTCATCGCGTTGAATTAGAAATACATTCCAACCAATGATAGCAGCAAAACCTAATGCGAATGTGATAATGTACTTGCGATTCACTTAGAAGAACTCCCAGTGTTTTTGAATATCATATTGGCAAGAACCACAATAGCAAGGTTCTGCCAGAAGGTTAAGGATACACTAAACCAAGACAAAATAAGTCCAAGTAACCATGCTTCAAATAAGATGCTGGCAGTTACAAGAACAATAGCACCAGCAATAACACCAACAGCAGTAGAAGTTTTCATAGATTAGCAAGCAAGAGCAGCAGAAGGAATTTCGACGATTTCAGGTAGTTTAGAATCATCAAACTGATTCATATTATAACACACCCACTCACCATTACGGAAGACATAGGCATACTCTTCGCTATTGTCAGGAAGAAGATACTCACACAGGTCAGAATCAAGGCGAGGAGGGCAATCTTCGCCACGCTGAGAGTAGTATTGAGGACCGTATTCTTCTCGATGACGATCTAGCAAATCATTAGTCCAACGCTCATTAGTCCAACAAGAGCTCATGTCGCCACCATCAATCAACTCAGCAGCTTTCTCTTTGGTGTTATAGTGAGTGTTCAGGATGCGACCCAACCATTCGGGATAACCATCCCAGTGGTGGTAGGCAGACAGGATAGAACCATCAGCGAGTTCAAGACCGATTCGGCTTCTGGTAGACATTTGAAGGTTGTGGTTACACTACTGGTACACTT